CATTGAGGACATGACCGAAGAGTTCATCGACGCTGGCAACGCAGCGAAGAGAGCAGCCGAGGCGACCGAGGAAATCGGAGACGCGGCCAAAGACACAGGCGACGGACTAAAGACAGCGACAAGTGGAGGGGTGACAGGGTTCAAGGCGCTGGGTGACGCAATTAAGGCGACGGGTTTGTTTGCCCTCGTCCTCCGGGTGCTGAACCCCATCATCGAGGCGTTCTTGGAAAACAAGCAGGTCGCAGACGCCTTTGGGGTGGCCCTGTCTGCCATCGGTGTTGTCATCAACGGCATCGTCGACTTTGCGGTCAGCTTGGGGCAAACCCTCTTTGAGGCGTTGAACAATCCACAAAAAGCAATTGACAGCTTCAAGCAAAGGTTAGAAGGCGTTGGAAACTACATCAAATTGTTGGGCTCCACAATTTTTGGCGGGTTTAGGCTAAAACTTCTGGAAATCAAAGAGGGTCTTATCGAGGGCGCAATTGCGGCCAAAGAGTTTTTGGGAGGCGACGCAACCGAACTCCGAGAGAGCCTAAAACAGGTGCAAGAGGAACAAGAGAAAATTAGGCAAGCACAAGAAGAGAACAAAAGAGCACTTGCAGAACCTTTTGTGAATGCTGCTGAAGCGGTCAAAGAATACGTTACACAAACGGCAACGGCAGTCAAGCAAGCAACCGCCCTTGAGAGGCAGTTGCAAAAGTTGAGCGATGCCGAGAGGAACTTGGCCGTGACTACGGCACAAAGCCGCGCCGAGGTAGAGGAACTCAAGAGGCAACGTGACGACGCCCGCTTGTCCATTGAGGAACGAATCGCGGCAGCGGAGAAGGCGGCGGCCATTGACAAGCAAATCGCCGACGAAAACGTCCGTATCTCCGAACAACGAGCCGAGCTTCTGCGTCGTGAAATTGAATTGCAGGGTGAGACGGAGGAAAGGTTACAAGCGGTAGCCGATGCAGAGATAGCGGCGGCCGATGCACGGACGGCAAGTTTGACCCTCCAAACGGAACTCCAAAACTCCCTCTTTGCCCTTAACGAAGAGGCAAGGGCGCAGCAAGAAGAACAAGCGGCCCTCGAAGCCGAGGAAGCACAGGCCGCGCTCGATGCTTTTCTTGATCGCTTGCAAAAGGAGAAGGAAGCAAAAGACAAGGCGGCAGCAGAGGACAAAGCACGCAGAGACCAAGAGATCGCCAACGAGCTGGCAGCGGCTCAACAACGTGTGGCCATCGCGCAAGGCACGTTGGGAGCATTGCAGGGCTTGACAAGTGCGTTTGCCAAAGACACCGAGAAGTCACAAAAAAAAGCGTTCAAAATTAACAAGGCGCTACAAATCGCACAGGCAACCATTCAAACGTACCAAAGTGCGACGGCGGCCTACGCAAGTCAACTGACCATCCCCACCCCAGATGCACCGATTCGCGCAAGCATCGCGGCAGGTGCGGCCATTGCGTCGGGCTTGGCTCAAATTGCCGTCATCTCCAAGACCAAATTTCAAGGTGGAGGAGGCACCCCCTCCGCGCCCTCGGCATCGACGGGTGGACTTGGTGGTGTCAGCACACCGACCGGAGCGGGAGGCGGAACACAACCCCCACAACTCGACCTCGGATTCTTGGGCGAAGGCGCAGGACAAGAGGGGCCGATACAAGCGTATGTCGTCTCCGAGAACGTCAGCAACGCACAACAAGCAAATCAGAAAATCAAAGAACAAGCCGCATTATGAGAATCGTAGAACTGATAATTGACGAAGACGCAGAGTTGTATGGAATCGACGCCATCTCCCTCGTCGACCGTCCGGCCATCGAACTCGACTTCATCGCCCTAAAAGAGGCGCGGGTCGACTTTGCCGAAGCCCACACCGACAAGAGAATCTTGATCGGCCCGGCCCTCGTGCCCGACAAACCCATCTATCGGAAGAACGGCGAAGAAGAATTCTACGTCTACTTCTCCAAGAGCACCGTTCGCAAGGCAGCCGAACTCTACCTCAAGCACGGCAACCAATCCAACCACACCCTCGAACACGAACACACCATCAACGGCCTCACGGTCGTAGAGTCGTGGATGGTCGAGGACAAGGAGAAGGACAAGAGCCGCGTGTATGGTTTGGACGTGCCCGTAGGTACTTGGATGGTGGCGGTCAAAGTAGACAACGAGGCCATTTGGCAAGAGTGGGTCAAAGAGGGCAAGGTCAAAGGATTCTCCATTGAGGGCTACTTCGTCGACAAGATGAAGAAGAACTCCGAGGACGAGATGCTTGCCGAGCTTGCAAGGGCCATCGTCAAAGGCGACGGACGCACCAAGTCAGGCACGCGGGTTGTCATGGAGTCGTTCACCGACTACCCCGACGCGGTGAAGAACAACGCCAAGCGAGGCATTGAACTCAACGAGAAGCACGGCAACAAGTGTGCCACGCAAACAGGCAAGGTCCGGGCGCAGCAACTGGCCAACGGCGAACCCGTGTCTTTGGAGACTGTCAAGCGTATGGCCTCGTACTTGGCACGGGCGGAGGAATACTACGACGAGGGCGACACGTCCGCGTGTGGAACCATCTCTTACCTCTTGTGGGGTGGCAAGGCGGCCCGTCGCTGGGCCGAGGCCAAGCTCAACGAAGAGCTCCTCAAGGCCATCGAGAAAGAATTTTCCAACCAACTTGAGGAATAACCCCTCCAAATACTTATACCAAAAAAGGACCTCATGACCATTTCAGAACGAGTGCAAGAAGTCTTCCAGCGTTTCAACGTCAACCTCACGGTGACGGAGGAGCCCCGGACCGAACTTGCAGAAGCCGTACTCGAAAACGGCACCGTCATCTACACCGACGCCGACGACTTCTCCGAAGGTGCCGAAGCGTACATCATCAACGACGAGGGTGAGCGCATCCCGCTCCCTCAAGGTGACTACACCTTGCAAGATGGAAGCGTGCTCAAAATTGCCGACGGCGGCAAGGTAGCCGGCATCGAAGGCAAGGGCGAAGGCAAAGAAGGCAAGGCCGACAGCAACGCGCCCAAGACCAAAGAGCCCGTCGCAGAAGCACCCGCAAAGGAAGCACCTACGAAGGACGCTCCCGACCAGAAGTTGTCCGAAGAAGACGAAGAGATGGAAGAAGTGACTATCAACTACGTCACCCGCGAAGAGGTCGAGGCATTGATCGCCGAGGCCATCGCTGCCCTCGCTCCCGCTGAGGAACCATCCGAGGAGGTCGTGGAAGAGGAAGTCGAAGCGGAAGACAAAGAAGAGATGTCCTCACAAGAGCCCGAAGTGGAAGACGTTGCCGAAGCAACCGAAGAACCACAAGACGACCCCGTAGCGGTCGAGCTGGCCTCCGTGAAAGCGGAACTCGAAGCAATGAAGAAGCAAGCCGCCGAAGGTGGTTTGAAGCACGCGGCACCCACGGCCAACGTGGAGCCCGTCAACCTCAAGAATCTATCAACCTCGGAGCGCGTCTCTGCCCTCCTCAATCAATTTTCCTAAAACATGGCTAACGCATCAGTTGCCGTCGGAACCTACGCAGGAGTTGCAGCGCGTCCATACGTGTCTGCCGCTATCCTCGCAGCCGACACCATCGCAAACGGTTACGTCTCAGTAATCGAAAACGTCCACTCAAAAGCAGTTCTCCGGAAGTTCTCCGGCGCGGCTATCCAAGCCAACGACGACTGCGGTTTCTCAACCCCTGCCTCTGGTCAATTGACCGTGGGTGAAGCCGTCCTCGAAGCGGCTGCCCTCAAAGTCAACGAGCAGGTGTGCAACGCCGACCTCCGCGCCACGTGGGAGTCTGCCTTGATTCGTTCTCAGAACGACGGAGCACCCGCCGACTTCGTGACTTACACGGCTCAATACGTCGCCGCTAAGGTGGCCGAGTCTGTGGAGCGCAACTTGTGGGCAGGAAACTTCAACAGCGCAGACGGAACCGACTCCGGAGCAACGTACACCTCTTTCGACGGCTTGTGTCGTCACTTGGTGGACGGCTACAACGCCGGCACCATGCAGCAGTTGACAGGTGCAACTACGAACGCAAACATCTTGACGCGTTTGGCTGACTTGACCGCCGAAGCTCCAACGGCTATCGCGGGCGACCCCAACACCAAGTTGTTCATGTCTCGTGCCTCTGCACAACTCTACTACCAAGCCCTCGCCGCAACGTACTCTCTGCCGTTCTTGAACGACGGATTGGCTACGCGCTACGCTGGGTATGAGATCATCACGCCCGCAGGTATGCCAAACGACGCATTCTTGTTGTCTCGTGCTGACAACTTGTACTTCGGTACGAACCTCTTGACTGACCACATCCAAGCGTCTATCCTGGACTTGACAGGTGTCACAGGCGACGACGTGACCCGCGTCATCATGCAGTTCTCTGCAGGTACGCAAATTGTGGATGCTCCTTCTGCTGGTTTCGCTTACCGCACTAGCTAATAACTAACCGAGACAACGGGGGGCCTTCGGGCTCCCCCGCCTCTCCCTAAACCTTAAAACATGGCTTGTTCACTTACTTTGGCCGGACGGGGCGTAGGGTGTAAGGATGCCCTCGGTGGAATCAAACGCATCTACGTTTCCGAATGGACTGACGGATTTTGGGACGACGAAGCGAGCGGCGAAGTGGCCGACGCCACTGCAGCTGAAACCTTCTACACCTACGACATGACCCGTGGGTCTGGTTCCTTGAATCAAACTATCACCTCCGACCTCGCCGCAGGTACGGTCTACTTTGACCAAGTTTGCTCGGTGACGTTCAACAAGGTTGCCGCTGCGGACATCGCAGAAATTAGCAACCTCGTAAAAGGTCGCATGGCGGTGTTGGTTCAAGACAACAACGACAACTGGTTCGTCATGGGACACAAAAACGGCGTCGAAGTGACGGGCGGAACCGCCCAGACCGGAACCGCTGCCGGAGACCAAAACGGATTCACGATTGAGTTCTCTGCCCAAGAGGTGGCCCCAGCTCCATTCTTGGCGTTGACCGCAGGCGCACCAAGTGGTGTAAACATCACGATCACGGCTGCACCTTAAGACTGCGAAAATACCGGGCCACCTTAGGCCGTTATTGTTACAAGGAGGGGGAGGGCGTTGGCCTTCCCCTTTTTTATTTAGACCTATGATTCACCTTGTCCCAAATTCTGCCACCAACGTCGTCTATACCACGCCGTTTGAAGCGCGCAAGTTCCTTGCCGCGTTTACGGACTACCTTTTGGTCTTGACAAATCAGGCCACCGAGGAGCAGTTTGCTTGCATCTTCAACTTTCAATACGACAACGAGAGATATACCCAAGCGGACCTCCCGACAAACAACGACGACCCGGTGAACGGGGAAATCCTTTTGACCGAATCGGGCCTCTACACCTACACCATCTATGGCCAAAACTCCGACTTTAACCTCGACCCTACCGACGCGGTGGTGGTGGGGGTGTGTGAGGTGGGCACTTGCAAGGTGAGCGACGAACCCGCGTGGACCATCCCAACCGTGACAATCCCTGACAACGTCATATATTACGAATGACATGGAATTACTGAAGCTCAAAGAATACCAAGAGCGTTCGTACGCCGAGAAGCCCTCGAATCAAGGGTTCGTAAACTACGGCGACGACAACCTCTTCCCTCAATACCTCATCGACCTCTACAAGTCGAGCGCCACGCATAACGCCCTGTGTACGTCTATTGCCTACATGATATTCGGCGACGGCGTACAGGCCGATACGTTGGAGGCGCGTTTGAAGATTGAGGAGTGGGGTTTGCAAGACGAGGTCCGCAAGGCGTGTCTCGACCTGAAGATTCAAGGCGGGTTCGCGTTGGAGGTGGTGTACTCCATCGACCGGAGCACCATCGCCAAGGTGCGCCACTGCCCCTTCGAGAACATCCGAAGCGCGGAAGTGGACGAGAACGAAGACGTGAACTTCTACTACTACTCGAAGGACTGGGCCGACAAGACGTGCGAGCCGGAGGTGGTGCGTGCATTTGACCCGTCCGACTCGGTGGACTACCCCGTGCAAATCTTGTACGTCAAGCCGTTCTCTCCCGGTTCATACTACTATCCCAAGCCCGACTACATCGGCTCGATTGACTACATCGAGCTCGACAAGGAAATCGGTAAATACCACATCAACAACATCAAGAACGGGTTGGCCCCTTCGTTCACGATTCACTTTAAGAACGGAGTCCCAGCGCAGGAGGAGCGATTGAGAATCAGAAACGACATCGAACGTCAATTGGCCGGGGCTACGAATGCCGGAAAGTTCATTGTCACCTACTCCGACTCTCCCGACCGCAAACCCGACTTCGAGCCGTTCCCGCTTTCCGATGCCGACAAACAATACCAGTTCCTTTCCACCGAGGTGTCCGACAAAATCATGGTTGGTCACCGCGTGGTGTCTTCGGCTATGTTCGGAGTTAAGACGGCGGGACAACTCGGCAACACCCAAGAGTTGCAAGTCGCCTCGGAGTTGTTCGACCGCCAAGTCATCAAGCCCTACCAACGAATCGTAAAAAGCGCCCTAGAATCCATCTTCATCGCGGCGGGAGCACCTACCATTGTCTCGGTCGAAGAAGTGCCGCCTATGGAGCCCGTAGAGGCCGAGAAGTTGTCGGAAACCGTTGAACTCGACCTCGCTTGTGACTACCTCATCGAAATGGGCGAAGAAGTCGACGACGAATGGGAGTTGATTGACGCCCGCCGGGTGGACGTAGAAACCGAGGCCACACAAGATGCCCTTTGGAACTTCGCCCGCGTGCCCTCAGGCAAGCCCCAAGCCAAGTCGGAACAAGACAACGAGCTCGTGAAAGTTCGATATGCTTATATGCCCAAAGTCACAGGAAAGAACGGGAACGAATCGAGGGACTTTTGCAAGCGCATGGTGGCCGCTGGCAACCGCGTATGGAGAAAGGAGGACATCGACGCCGCCTCAAATCGTGCTGTGAACCCCGGATGGGGACCAAACGGCTCCGATACCTACGACCTCTTTTTGTACCACGGGGGCGGATCGTGCCAACATTTTTGGGAGCGCCGTACCTACCTCCGCAAGAACAACAAGAAAATCAGCGTCAACCGCGCCCGCAAGATTTTGCGTGAGGCAGGGTTGGAACCGCTGCCACAAAATGACCCGCGCGTTGCCAAGCCCACACGAGAGCAAGTCAACCGTGGTTTCCTCGAACCCAAGAACTGGACAACACCCGTATAAATGGCACTCACCGCAGAAGTTCTCTTTGTCAACCCGGACTACATGAAGCGTATGACCCAGCTCAACGGCGGGGTGGAAGACGCGGTCATGGTTCCGGCCATCATCTTGGCACAAGACAAACACATCCAACAATACCTCGGCACAGACCTTCTGAACAAGTTGAAGGCCGACATCCAAGCCGACACCCTGACGGGCAACTACGAGGCCCTCGTAGACGGCTACGTGAGGAAGGCGACGGTGTGGTGGTCGATGGTTGAACTCCTCCCGAACTTGTACGTCAAGCTCGACAACGGCGGGTTGGTTATCCGGACGGCGGAGAATACCTCGGCCATCTCCGAGGCGGACCTACACCGCGAAATTGAGAACGCAAGGCAGAACGCGCAATTCTACACCACTCGCCTTGTGGAGTACCTCTGCGCAAACATGACCCTCTTCCCTGAGTACACGTCCAACTCAGGTGCCGATATGTTCCCTGACTCAGCGGTGTACTTTCAGAACGGCATGACCATCTCCGGGGGCCACGATCAAATCGACCCGGACCTCGCTCGTAAACTCCTCCGATGACCCGCAAAGAGAACATCGTGGCATTGAAGAAGTGGATGGAGAAGAACAAAGACAAGCCCAAACCGAAAGAAAAAAAGAAATGAGCATCGAAACTCTCTTGAATTTGTTACCTTCCTTGCTGGCGGCAGTAGGGGTGTGGGTGTCTTTGAATAGCGAGGTGGCCAAACTCAAGGGACGAGTATATCGTTTGGAGTCTGACCAAGGAAAGATTGAGGCCATGCTGAAGGAGTGCGTCGAAGGCATCCAAGAGCTCAAGATATTGTTGGCCAAAAAGGGACTCTAATGTACAAATGGTTCAAGTTATCCGAGTTTGATTCGCCCGACCAACCGGGGTCAGGTGAACTCATGGAGCCCGCCGTGGTCCAAGCGTTGGACATCGCCCGCGACATCTACGGGTTTCCGATGAAAGTGACGTCGGGGTTTCGCAGTGTCCCTCACAATAAGTCCGTCGGAGGTAGTCCCAAGTCTTCCCACCTTCTCGGCTGGGCCGTAGACATCGCGGTCCCAAACTCCGAGCGCAGGTTCTTGATGCTTGAAGCGTTGTTGGATGCCGGGTTCCACAGAATAGGGATAGGAGACACATTCATCCACTGCGACCTTGATCCGAACAAGACGCCGAATTGTCTTTGGGTTTACTGATTAGCCAATGCACCTTACCCGTAAACACCGCACCGTCCACGCCGTCGACTGCAACGTAGAGCAGCGCAAAGGACAACAACACTTCCTCTTTATCTCGGACATCCACTACGACGCCATGAAGTGCGATCGTGAGCGGCTACACCGACACCTCGAAGAAGCACGAGAACTGGGAGCGGGTGTCTTCATCTTCGGAGACTTGTTCGACCTCATGCAAGGCAAGTACGACCCTCGTGGCAACTACTCCGAACTCCGACCCGAATACAAGTCCTGCATCTACGTGGACGAGGTTATCCAAGACGTAGGAGAGAAGCTGGCCAAATACGCCGATGTCATCAAGTTCATCTCCAAGGGCAACCACGAAACGAACATCGAGAAACGAATGATGGTGTCACCCATCGACCGCGTGGCACAAATCTTGAACGCAGCAGGTGGCCACGTCGAGGTGGGAGGTTATGCGGGTTGGTTGGTTGTTCAGGCACACCGAAGCGGAGCGGCGAAGCGTCGTTTTAATATCCACTATCATCACGGCTACGGAGGGGGCGCCAAACGCTCCAAAGGAATCCTCGGAGCGGACATCGACCAAAAGGACTTCCCCGACGCGGACATCATCGTACGTGGCCACGATCACCAGAAGTGGCACCTACCTATCACCGTCGACCGCATCACCCACTCCATGAAGCTCGAACAACGCACGGTCCACCATCTCCGGTTGGGTTCATATAAGAAGCTCGGAGACAGGTACGCGGGGTGGGCTACGGAAAAGAACTTCTCGACGCCACGTCTTGGAGGTTGGTGGGGTTGCTTGGAAGAGCGCCGGGATGATTACGTCTGGACGATCAGAGAGGCGACATGAAGCCGGCATTTGAGATACTGAAGAACTTGGACGTCACAGAGATGTTCAAGACCAAAGGCGACCTCAAGAGGTGGAGCGCCAAACGAACCATCGGGGGTGCAATTGTTACGGAAGCCCTTTGGCAAATACACGCGCACGGCTTATCTTGGGAGGGCATCGTCCTAGCGGGGGTTGGCATAGTCCCGCTTTGCCTCTCGTTTTTTGAGAGGAAGGAATAGTGTGTTTCATTCATCACAGGTTGAAGGGTCGCCCGAAACGTCGGGGGCCCTTTTTCTTTTGATGTAAAAAAAGTTCTCTTTTTGTTTGGTAGATGGAAACTTTGTTCTATCTTTGGGTCATGAACGAAACACAAACCCCCAACACGATGCCAGAAAAAAGCACCAAAGGCCGCGACCTCGCCTATAAGATCGCAACCCGCCTACGCGGAAACGAATTCAAAGACATGACGCTCGGAGAGATTGACGAGTTCCGAGCAGAGATGGCCTTGTTCCTTGACCTCAAAAAAGAATGGTGATGCCACTTAAGCCAAACGGAATCTCCCACACCGTCTACCCTGAGCAACCAGCGGAAGACTTCAACGAATGGACGGCCAACTTCACACGACAAGAGGTTGCCCGCGACGCGGACGAGTTCAAACGTAAGTTTGACTCCCTGTGGTCTGACTTCAAGAAACAAATTGCCGGATGAAACACACACACAAAACACGCCTCCTCGAATACCTCGAAGAGTTCGGGAGCATCACAACCCTCGAAGCCATACGCGACCTTGGCAACACGCGCCTCGCATCACGCATCCATGAGCTACGGAGTGAGGGCTACGACATCACAAGCCAACCTTTGAAAGTCCCGACGCGGTGGGGGACGGAAACCACCGTGACCAAATACATCTATTCACCATGCCTCGATTCGAAGTAACCTACTTCCGGGGGCACGATCACGACGACTGGGACAAGGCGCAGTTCAACGCGGTCGATGCAGACGAAGCCAAACACAAAGCCCTTGACGTTATCCCACCCGGCCACCGGGTGAAAAAAATCAAACCAATCCAAAACACAATGGAACAAACCAAAACAATCCAAAGTTGTACCCCTCAAGGGTCATACGACAGCAACGGAAAAACCTACTACAAATTTGACGTCATCCTTGAAAGTGGAGAGGTCGGAGAAGTGAGCGCCTTGACCCAAGACAGGTGGAGTGTGGGCGACCAGTGTATTTTGAAAGAACAAACTTCGACCAAGTGGGGACCGCGCCTCAAGCTCGACAAGCCCGGCTTCAATGGTGGCGGTTCATCAAGCCCCAAAGCACCTGCCAACAACGACGTCAAAGGCATCGTCGCAAGCTGGGCCGTTGCTTGTGCCATGCAAGCGGCAGGAGACCCCTTCCAAAAGGACTATGACTCAATCGTGCTTCAACTTGCACGTGTGGCCCTGAGTGCTCGAAAGGTCATCAAAGACGAAGTCGAGGTGTGATGTGGCAGACAGGAACACCAAAGAAGGTGGGTTGGTATCTATGCGCTTGGAAGATGGGAGACGGCTACCTATACTCCGTCGTCAAGTGGAACGGGGACGAGTGGATCAGCCGCATGGGTGAACCACACACCTACCAAGAAATCCAAAGCCCAGCCGAACAGGACAAAATGCTCGACGAATTACACGAGAACCAATGAGAGACTACATCAAAAAACACTTCGGCTCCCAAAAGCAATGCGCCGAAGAGCTGGGAGTGAGTGAGAAGACCGTGGGCAACTGGATGAAGCACAACCCAAGCGGCATTCTGAAGCACGCCCGGCAAATCGTGGAGACCAAGAACACGACCTATCTCCAACTTCACGGCGAGGTCGAGTACCGGGAACACGAGTTGAAAGTGCTTGAACCAACAAAGGAGACGTGAACCACGCGTCTCTCTTTTCCGGCATCGGGGGTTTTGACTTGGCCGCCGAGTGGATGGGGTGGAAAAACGTCTTCAACTGCGAGTGGGAGGAGTTCCCGCGACAAGTCTTGAAACATCACTTTCCAAACGCCATACAACATGGAGACATCAAAGAACTCGACGCGACAACTTACGCTGGACGAATTGATATCCTCACAGGAGGGTTCCCCTGCCAACCCTACTCCCTCGCCGGAAAGCGAAAGGGAAAGGAGGACGAGCGCCACTTGTGGCCGGAGATGCTGCGCGTTATTCGAGAATGCTCCCCGCGCTACGTCGTGGGCGAAAACGTTCGCGGCCTTGTTGGTTGGAATGGAGGGTTGGTCTTCGAAGAGGTGTGCGCTGACCTGGAAGCTCAAGGGTACGCCGTACAACCGTTTGTACTTCCAGCTGCAGGTGTCGGCTCATGCCCACACCGAAGGGATCGAGTCTGGTTTGTTGCCAACTCCGGTAGCACAAATGGGAAACCGATTATTGGACGAGAATGGAGAGAACAGAGCAACCAACGGAATGAGGTACGGAGTAACCTTGAACCAATTAGCGAAGAGCGGACTACTTCCAACTCCGACGGCATACGATTGGAACACCGCACGCAGCCCGGAAGCATTGCAGAAGGCAAAAGAGAAATATGGAAGCGCATTGCAGGACAGTCTACGCCAACGAGCTGGACAGGGTTCCCAACTGTCCCCCCTGTTTGTGGAGGAGATGATGGGCTTCCCAAAGAACTGGACGGCATCACCTTTTCAAAGTGGAGACGAGAAAGCATAAAAGCGTATGGCAACGCCATTGTCCCTCAAGTCGCCTTGCAGATATTTAAGGCCATAAACCTGTACGAGAATGGAGCGAAACTTTAAAGGCGTCTGGATACCTTCCGAGATATGGTTGGACGCAAGATTGACCCTCGTGGAGAAGGCGCTGTATGCCGAGATAGATTCATTCTCCGGCAATGACCGAACCTTCCACAAATCAAACGATACTATCCAATCGGAGTACGGCGTAAGCCGTCCCACCATCTCCAAAGCGATCAAGAATTTGGAGTCTTTGGGATTCATCGAGGCAACCTTCGACGGGCGTGTACGACACCTAACCGTGCAGGCAGACCGTAAAATTTTTACGGGCAGCCGGAAAGAATCTTTCGGGCAGCAGGAAAAAAATTTACGGGCAGAAGGAAAGAATAGTACCTCTACTAATACAATAGAGAGAACAGATAAAAACACATCTAAAAAGAGAGGGGCACGCCCGAGGGATTTGGATGAAGTTTTGGAATCTTTCAAGGAGGTTGGTGCGGAAGAGTCGGAGGCCCTCGCCTTCTTCGACTACTACGAAGCCAACGGATGGACACAAGGACGAAACAAACCAATCAAAGATTGGAAGGCCGCCGCGCGCGGTTGGATAAGACGATCAACCCAATTTAAAAAGAATGACAACAAAAGACTTGGCCCTTCGGACGGCTCGCTCATTGCAGAGCATCTCCGACGCCTCGCGAATGAGTCCGGAGAGGGCATGGCGTGAAGGCACCAACGTACTCGTTGCATACCGAGAGGCCCCAGCAAAGACCGAAGCCACCCTCATCATCTTGTTGAAGGAGACCCTCCAGTACCTCGACTACAACAAAGGCATCACCGCCGACCGCGACATCTTGGATGCGGTCCACCATCTACGGGACACGTTCCCGGCCATGAAGCTCGAAGAATGGGCGGTCATCATGCACCGCCTCAAGACGGGAGAATACAGGCCCGGATATGAGCGTTTGAAACTTCCCGAATTGGTTGATATATTCAGGCAGTACGAAGGCGAACGAGCCGCCGTCCGTGAGGGCAATTGGAACGAGCTGAAGAAGCACGCACCCGATCGCCTCAGCGACGACCAACTGGACGCCTTGTATAAGAACTACAAGAAACGTCGTGAAGCGGAAAGCAAAGAACTCCAAAAGAGCGCAAACATCAAGCGAGTCCCGGTCAAAAACGGGCGGTGGGAGCACATCCCGTACCCGAACGACAAACCGGAGCGCGATGGTGAAGAAGGTGGACACGGTGTTCAGCCAATACATCCGCCTGAGGGCGAGTGACCACCGAGGTATGGGAGAGTGCTATACGTGCGGAGCAGTCCGACATTGGACCGAGGTTGATGCGGGGCACTTCATGAGCCGGGCGTGCATGAGCACACGATGGGACGAGAAGAACGTCCAGTTCCAATGCAAGCGGTGCAACGGCTTCCGAAGTGGGGAGCAGTTCCTTTTCTCCCAACACCTCGACAGGCAGCACGGAGAGGGCACCGCCGAGGCACTCTTGATTGAATCGAAGAAGACGCGCAAGTTTTCCCGCGACGAACTCGAAGCCCTATACCATCACTACAAGCGCAAAGTCGATGAACTCAAAAGCACGAAGGGACTTTGACGCATGGTTCACGGAGCACTACGACGAGCTCGTAGAAGTCTCCCGTCGGTTGCATCGTGACAACCTCGACCTCTTGCACCATACCTACCTCTCGTGCGTGCTGGCCCTACGCAAGAACAAGAACATCTTGGACAACCTTCCGGGATATGTCCACACCGCAATGTGGAATCTTTCCACGGGGACCTTCCGGAAGCTCTACAAAATCACCGACGCACCCGACTACACCCACGTTTCAAACTACGACATCCAAGAGGCCATCAGAAAGGAAGAGGCGTTGATCATGGCCAACCATCTCTCGTGGTTTGACAGAACCGTTTTAGAGTTATATCTTGACGGGTGGAGCATGGCCGAACTTGCCCGGCAATCTGGAATAGGTGTGTCGGTCCTTTACGAATCCATCTCACAAAGCAAAAAGAAACTCCGCCGTGTTATTCGTAGACGTGAAAACTAGGACCGAGAGGTACGACATCTGCCTTGGATGCGAGCACTTCGTGACCACGACCAAGAGTTGCGGTCCCCTCGTGACAGAGGCGTTCACGGACTCTCCCTTGTGCGGGTGCTATATGCCCGCCAAAACCAAACTCAAGGTCGCCTCGTGCCCGCTTGATAAGTGGCACGCCACCATCCAGCCGGAAGAGGTAGAACAAATCAGAGAATACCTTGATCGCCCCAACCAAGACAAAACAATCGAAGAGCTCAACGACCTCTCCCGGCGGTTCCTGACTGGACAAAAGGCGAGCGGGTGTTCTTCATGCAACCGGAAACTTTTACAACAACTCAAAGACCTCGTACACAATGCCGATACCCAAACCTGACCAAGACGAAAAGATGACCGAGTTCCTCAACCGATGCATGAGCGACGAGGTCATGAAGACCGAGTTTCCCAACGAACGCCAACGTATGGCAATATGCGCGAAAGAATGGAGCAAAAAATGACCGACAACCTCTACCTCAACGTCGGACAACTCCACGACTACTCCCACGACAAAACCCTCGTCCTTGAACGGGCGCGTCGTGGGGTGACTGCGCTGGGCCTTGAGTGGAGCGACATCATCGCCCAAAACCGAAGGGGCCACGTAGCCGACACCCGGCACATCGTTTCGAAGTATCTTCGGGACAACGGTTTTCGGTTTCAAGAAATCGCCAAGACCCTCCAACGAACGAACCACACGACCTCGTGTTATAGCGTCCGGAGGGCTCACGAACTCCTTGAGATTGACCGCCGCTTCCGGGCCGACTACAAGAAATTTTTGAACGCATGACCCTCCGCAAAGTCAAAAGAATGCTCAACGAGAGCGACGACTTCCTCGTGTTTACACGCAAGGACACCGGGGCCGACGTCGCCAACTTTGGAGTGTTCCACAAAGACACCGACTCGTGGGAGATTCTTTTGAACCTCGCCGTCTCCGACTATCACATACGAGAAACCCTCCGGAATGTTCTTAACGCCGCCGATACTTATCGAGACCAGCAAGCTGAGGACTCACCCGAATAACCCTCGGTTTATCCGAAAGGAGAAGATGGAGTACCTCAAGCGGTCCATCTCCCAAGACCCGAAGATGATGACCGTTCGACCTCTCTTGGTCAACCCTGACATGGTGGTGTTTGCAGGGAACCAAAGACTCCGTGCCTGCATCGAGCTTGGATGGGAGGCGGTGCCGTGCAGCGTGTGCGACTGGACCGAAGAGGAGCAAGAGCGGGCCATGATCAAAGACAACGCCCATCACGGAGAGTTCGATATGGACATCTTGGCAAACGGCCCACACGAGCCAGAACAACTCCAAGAGTGGGGGGTGCCCATCGACTGGGACAAACCCGAACCCGAAGACAAACCAAAAGAACTGAAGCAATGCAAGCACTGCGAGAAGATGATACCTTGACAGGGTTGGACACTTTAGAACCAAAAAAGGCAAACATGGTCGAGGCCCTCACGAAGGCGTTGGGCATCGTCAAACTTGCTTGTGAGTCGTGCGGCATCTCAAGGCAGACGCACTACAACTGGCTCAAAGAAGACCCAGCATATAAGGCAGCGTGTGACAACCTGCCCGAGGTAGTGTTGGACTTTGCAGAACACCACCTCCACAAACTCATCTCACAAGGCAACCCAGCGGCGACCATCTTCTATATGAAGACCAAAGGCAAGGGGCGTGGCTACGTCGAGAGACAAGAGATTGAGGTGGCCGAGAAGAAGCCGCTTTCATGGTTCGTGTCTGACGATTCGACCGTGAGTTGAGGCAACCCAAGACATATTACCACGTCAAGAACTCGCCCGCCAAGATTCAAGTTCACCAAGGCGGGACGCGATCGGGCAAGACGTACTCCATCCTCACGGCCCTCATTGAACTCTGCCACCGCAACGAGAACTCCGGGGCGGTTATCACCATTGCCCGCAAGACCTTTCCAGCCATCCGCGCCTCGGTCATGCGCGACTTTTTCGAGATACTTGAACGGGAGGAAATCTACGACGTCAACCTGCACAACAAGAGCGAAGCCACGTACATCCTCTTTGGAAACATGGTCGAGTTCATCTCCGTTGACCAGCCGCAAAAGGTCAGGGGCCGCAAGCGTGACATCTTGTTTGTGAACGAGGCCAACGAGCTCACCCTCGAAGACTGGCGTCAACTCATGCTGCGAACCACCGGGAGGGCCATCATCGACTACAACCCCTCCGACGAGTTCCACTGGATATACGACCACGTCCTCACCCGGCCCGACCACGAGTTCTTTCAGACCACATACAAAGACAACCCCTTTCTACCGGAGTCCACGGTTGCAGAGATTGAACGACTCAAGGAAGCCGACCACGACTACTGGAGGGTGTACGGCTTGGGTGAGCGTGGCGTCTCTCGTGCGACCATTCTTACCCATTGGAAGGCGGTGCCACAAGTGCCGGAGGGTTGGCGCCTCTTGTCCCTTGGTTTGGACTTTGGATATACCAACGACCCCACGGCCATCGTCAAGGTGTACACCGACGGCCACGGCTTTTGTCTCGATGAGGTTTGCTACGCCACGGGCCTCACCAATGCAGCCATCGCCCAAACCTTACGAGACGCAGAGATAGGCAAGGCCATGATCGTGGCCGACTCAGCCGAGCCCAAGAGCATCGACGAAATACACGGGCACGGGTTCAACGTACACCCAGCCCGCAAAGGCCCGGACTCCGTGCGTTCAGGAATCGACTTCCTCCGGTCGCGTCCGCTCCTCATCACCGAGCGCAGCGTGAACGGCATCAAGGAACTCCGGAACTACAAATGGAAAGTAGATAAAAATGAAAGGCAACTGAATGAACCCGTGGACGCCTTCAACCACTTCATCGACGCATCACGCTATGCCATCACATGGAACCAAACCAACCCGAACTTTGGGCGATATGCCCTCGGATAACTTGAGGAATCTAACCTTTTGAACTTGTAACAATATGAAGCTGCGCCTCCCCGCCTCTTTTCAAGACCTAACCCTCCGGCATCTCATGACGTTGGAGACCGAAACCGACCCCGTTAAGCGCGTCCAAGCCGTCACGGGTCACTCGTTCGCGGAAGTCCGCAAGATGCCCCACAAACTCATCGTGGAAGCCAACGCACACCTTGACGCCTTGCAAGCCAACGAGGTCGCCCAGCACAAAGAAATCATTGAACTAAACGGCGTCGAATACGGGTTTGTTCCGGACTGGGACGAGTTCAGCGCGGGAGAGTGGATTGATATGGAAACGTACACGGCGGACTTTTGGAAGACGCCACACAAGGCCATGAGCATCTTGTACCGACCACTCGACAGGAAGTGGGGGGACCGCTACTCCATCAAACCCTACACGGCCAAAGAGGACGCCGAGGTGTTCCTCGATATGCCCGCCCCTCTCGTCGCAGGTGCGTTGCTTTTTTTTTGGAGTACCGAAAGGAAACTACTGAACGCTTTGCAGTCCTCTTTAATTCAGAAAACGCAGGAGGTGACGAGTTTGCTGCAAAGTGGGGTTGGTACCCCGTCCTCTACACCTTGGCTGGTGAGGACATTCTTAAGATGGATGCGGTCACGAAACTACCCGTTGGCCACGCCTTCACCCACCTCGCCTACCTCAAGGACTTGAACTTCAAAAGAGAGCAAGCAAGCAAGAACCGCATCGCATGATCACATTTAACAATATCGTCTCCAAGTTTCAGGAGTTCTGCGACGACCACTTCTTCATCAAGACGTTCTCGTATGGCTCGCCCTCGGACGTGGACTTGGAGAAGTTCGAGCAGTACCCGCTCCTTCACTTGGTGTACACGGGTGGGGACTACAACTCACCGAAGGCCAAGACCTACAACCTCGAAGTCTACATCTTGTCCCTGCCACCATCAAAGGCGGACAAGGTAGAATATCAAAAGGAGAACATCTCGAACGCGGAACAGGTGGCCGAGGACATCTTGGCCGACATCCAGAACGGAGGCAACATCTTCCAATTCGGATTCCACTACGACCTCGTTAACGCCTCGGTGACACCGCTTGAAGAGACCCAGAGCAACGCCCTTGCCGGGTGCCTCTTGGACATTGCTATCTCGGTTCCCTACACCTACGACTCGTGCAACGCTCCCTTGACAGGCGTTGAACCCGAAGGCAGCACGACGCCCGCATTCAAGGCGCGTGGTCTTCTGCGGGTGCGTGAACTTGACGGAGACCCCGACGTCTTGAGCGTGGCCACCATCAACGTGCCGGATGGGAGCTTGACCGACGACGGCGACGGAGAAATCACGTTGACGTTTGGGGCAGGCGGAGCAGTGGACAGCGTTTCCGGTGGGACGGGACTTACCGCAACACCAACAACGGGAGACGTAGTCGTAAATCTCGACGACACGGCAGTGACGCCCGGAAGCTATACTACCGCAGACATTACTGTAGACGCTCAAGGACGCATCACAGCCGCATCAAGCGGAACGGCCACAACCGCCACTCGTCTCACCCAGACGGTCAAGAACGTGTCCGGCGGAGAGCTCGCCAAAGGAACTCCCGTCCACGCGGTGCTCGATGGAGCAAGCGGGAACCTTGCCTACGTCATCGCGGCACGAGCGGACACGCCCTCAGCCATGCCCGCCACCTTTATCCTAAACGAGACCCTAGCAGACGAAGCCGAAGGCGAAGCCATCATCACCGGACTCATTCAAGGCGTGGACACCTCCGCCTTCACACCGGGAGATGTGGTCTACGTCGGAGAAACGGGCGGATATACAAACGTCAAGCCCACGGGAACGAACCTCATCCAGAACTTGGGTATCGTACTCAAGAGCCACGCCTCGAATGGTTCGGGCATCGTGTATGGTGCTGGGCGTTCAAACGACGTGCCCAACATCCCTGAAGGTTATGGGTGGCTCGGCAATGCCTCCGGGGTGGCTACACCTACCCTCTTCAACTTCTACCTTAACAGGTTCGACGACACCGCCTCGACGATGGCCTCAACCCTCGACGCAGGGACGGCGACGATTGAGCGCATCGACACGGCACGCTGGACAGGTACGGGGGTCTACCTGAACCAACAGAGCGACACGCCAAGCTCGGGAAACGCGATCAAGAGAAAGGTGTACTACAAAGACGAGTTTGGAAGTACGGACGCCTTTGGGACGTGGACGCTCATTCACGAGTTCGCAGACGACACAAGCTACGCTGACGCGCTTACGTACATCAATGACACCATCATCGCAGGACAAACCAACGGCACGGCTCCGGCCTCTTTGGTTATGACGTGGGAAGACGCTTCTGGGTTTTCCGGATTGCTAGAGGACTACCCCGGAGCATCGGCGGCGTACTCGCTACGATTGCTTGATTCGACCTACACGGGTTCAGCCATCCGCGTCCGTAGGGCATCAGACAACGCAGAACAGGACATCGGGTTCGACAACAACGAATTGGACACTTCTGCTCTTGCTACGTTCTGTTCAGGCACAAACGGATTTGTGAAGACGTGGTATGACCAAGCAGGGTCAAATGACGCGACACAGACAACGACGGGAAGTCAGCCAAAGATTTACGACAGCTCGACGGGTGTGGTGACGGAAAACGGAAAGGCGGCATTGGATTTTGACGGGGGAAATGATTATATGCAGAGTTCGTTATTTACGGCAATTTCACAACCCGACACGACATTTGTAGTTCTCAAGCTCGACGCGATTGAGCCAGTATTTATCACGGACGGAGGCACACAAAGCCAGACGCTAAATACAGGAAGCAATCAGTGGACAACTGAAGCAGGGGCCAATTTGAGAAACACAAGCATAGATACGGATCAGCACCTTATTATGTCTTTATACAACGGCAGTAGCTCTGAACAATGGGTAGATGGCACAAACACAATTTCAGGTAACGCAGGAACGGACGGAATAAACGGAGTAACACTTGGGGCCAGTTATGCTGCCCTGCTCCCCATGAATGGCAAGATTCAAGAGTATTTGCTATATCCGTCCAACCAGTCGACCAACCGCACAGGCATCGAAACCAACATCAACGACTTCTACTCCATCTTCTAATGAGCTATATCATCGTTCTCCCCGAAGGTTTCTTGACGAGTGAGGTCAGAGCCAAGAGCATCACACGAGAGCTCTACAATATCACCGTGCCCGTCGCTATTCAAGAGGAATACCAAAAGGACGCCACCGTCTTCGGAGTCATCACACACCCCGACGGCATCCAGCACGCCCTGCAAGTAGACCTCGACTACGTGATCCCGGTGAGCCCACAGGCAACCATCGAGAAGCTCGTCTCTCTCTTCCCGGAACTCAACGAACAGGAGCGATTCAACCTCGCCTCGTACGTCCTCAACAACCACGAGTTCCCGTTCGGCAATATCGTCCCCTCCACCACCACCGTCCGCGACTATGACTATATGGTCGAGAATGGATGGTTCCCAGAAGAGCCCGTATGAAGTACCTCCTCGTCCTCCCTCTCGTAGCCGCTGGCCTCTGTCTGTTCCTCCTCGGTCCCTTCTTTGGGTTCTTCCTCCGTGTAGGTACAGACCCTCGCCCGTGGCCGTGGGTGTACGACATCTTCCGCGACCTCTCCGCGATGGCTTCTATCATGGCGTCTTCCTTCTTGGACTTCGCCTTGACCAAAGCCAACGGCTATCCCTTCGGTCATCAAACAATCTCGGCGGTGTTGGGCGTCAATGCAGCACGTGGCACGCTCTCCCCTTTGGGTAAGAAGCTGCGCAACCTGCTCGACTACATCGACCCCGATCACTGCCAAAAGGCATACGACAAAATCAAAACACCATAAGACATGGAATTTTTCACAGAACACTGGGCAGAAATCGCCCTCGCCGTAATCGCCCTCGCTGGCACTATCACCGGACTCACGGAGTCGACTGAAGACGACAAGATTGTGGACGTCCTCCGCCGCATCGTGAATGCCATCGTATTCGGCAAGGCGAAGTGAAGACGGACGACTTCGATAAGGTACTCAAGGAGTTTGCCGAAGAGGTAAACCTTGCAGCCAAGCGCACCCTCGGCTCCCGTAAGATTGGCAAGAACCGGTCCTATGGCGTCGCGTCGCGTTCCTTGCAGAAGTCGCTCGAATACAAAATAGGAGACGGCAAGGTGGAGTTTGGTTCGCCACTCCCCTACGCCGCCTTCATCCATTGGGGCGTCAACGGAACCAGACGGAACCGCAACGCCCCCTTTTCTTTTGGCAGCAAGCAACCGCCTCTCGAACCTATCATGGAGTGGATGAAGGTGAAGCCCTTGAGACCAAGAGACAAAGACGGCAAGTTCGTCAAACGCATTGGACCGCGTGGAGGTGACCGCCTCAAGAGCGCGGCCTTCATGATCGCGCGAAGCATCAAGAGAAACGGAATCCACGGCCTCAAATACTACTCCGTGGCCCTTGAGAGCATCGTGCCACAATTCACCGACAAGATGGGCGACGCCCTTGTCAAAGACCTCCTCTCCTCCCTCTCCTTCAAGACGGGAAACATCACCGTGAAACTCAAATAAAATGGCCGCAAGAATCTTTGACGACCCCGGCTTTGACGTTCGCCCCGCAGGGCAACCGCTCATCTTCTCAATCGACGACACGAGCACCACGCCTGACAGGTACGTGGTCATCGTGAAACGTTCCAACGTGTACACGGGTGGGACGCCCGTTCAGGTGGCCAAATTCTACCTCACACCCAACACGGAAGGGGTGGCCTTCTTTGACCTCTCACCCATTGCCGAGAGTATCTTGGAGTTTCCTTTGAAGGCGGGCAGCACGGTCGTCCACAAGACGGCGGTGGTTGCCGATGCAATGGATGGCCTCACCATGCAGCGGTTTCAAGTGCAGGTCGCCGAATACAACTCCGGCACCGAAGGCAGCGTGGACGACACCGAGGAAGTAATTGTGACCAACGGCACGGAGCAAATAGCCGACGGACTCCATCCAAGTTTCAACGACTACCTTTGGGGCAACGACGTCGGGTTCTTGACTGAACGGCCCGTCGTCAACAACGTCATCACACACCGCGCCCGACGTGACGAGGAGCTGGTGGTGAGCTTCATCGACGGCGACGACATCGGAGAGGCAAGAGCGGGGACGTATATTTTGCGGGCAACCTATGTGCCTTATACCGGTTCTTCTTACACTGGGCCAGTAGGGGCGGCCTACACCGGAACGGACGTTACCGAGATGCTCCTACAAATCCCAATCGGCGGCCCGAATTTGGTGGCCAATTACGCCTCCGTTCCTTTCACCTTGGAAGAGACCGACTACATCGACTTTTACTTGTACCGCACCGACGCCGGAAACGAAGGACAAATCGGCAACGCCTACCGCGTGGTCTTTGACGACAGCAGAGGGTGCCGGAATACGGCGACGCAGGTCGCATGGATCAACACCAAGGGCGGGTGGGAGTACCTCCGCTTCGATTCACGAGCGCCTAAACAAATCAGCGTCGAGGGCAAGACCTTCCGCAAGACCATTGGCACCTACGGCGACGCCACGTTCTCCTTTGACGCGGCAGGCAGTCAATACGACACCTTCGCTAAAACAGGGAAGGAACAATACACCCTCCAAGAGAACTTCTTTGACGCGGGCGAACGCGCCCTTTTGGACTCTCTGATGAAGTCCCGCATGGTGCAAATCAGACGCATGGACGAGGACGTATGGAAGCCCGTCACCGTCAAGACCAACTCCCTCACCATCCAGCCCGCCGGGTCGCAATTCTACAACGTGTCCCTCACGGTTGAAATCGCCCAAGACATCCGATGTTAAGACTCGTCATAAACAACAAGGACGTCGAACTCTACGAGAACGCACCCGTCAATCTCAAGTTCCAGTTCTCCGACGTCGAGAAAATCAACAACCCGCTGGCGAGTTATTCGCAGTCCTTCCGGGTTCCGTTGACTCAAAACAACGTCGACATCTTTGGCCACCTCGATCAGGTGACGGAGGTGGGAGGGTTGGACTTGAGGCAGGGTTTGTCGGCTCAACTCTTGTCCGATACATACCCCATCATGGACGGGTTTGTGCAAATCAAGGCGGTGTACCTCACCAAAGAAATCTACCCCGAAGTCGAGTTGGTTTTCTTTAGTGGCGCGGTGGACTTCAAAAGCGAGCTCGAAGGGTTGTATCTATCCGACCTGAACTTGAGTTCCTACGACCACGACTTGACCTACGGCAACCTTCAACTCTCGTGGGTGGGTGTCAAGGACTATCGATACGGCATCGTCGACACAGGTCAGAACTGGACGGTGGACACCTTCGGCACCGAAGACAACCCTATCCTCTTGCCTCAAATGACGTTGTTCTTTTCCGCAAAGACTTTGCTCGACAAGATTTTCAGCGAGGCCGGGTTGACCTACGAAAGCACATACCTCGAAGGCACCGACTTTGAGCAACAGTACGTCATGTTCGCCAACGGGCAAACCGTGGTGGAATCAAACGACGACTTTCTCGAAAGCGCCCGGACGACCCTCGCAAGTGACCAAACCATCGCCGCAAGTACCACGGCGATTGTGGACCTCGTAGACAACGGGGTGAATTGCTACGACCAAGGCAGCAACTGGAACAACTCGACTCACAAATACACAGTACCGGAAAACGGCCTGTACAACGTGTACGCACTTGTCGACGTAGACCACAACGGAACTCCCGGCAATAGAGATTGGACGGCTCGCGTGGTTGTAGACCCAGCGTCAGGAGCAGCAAATTACAACCTTTGGGAGCAAGACTTCTCGAATTCCATTCGATGGGACTGGCGGACAGAATACAGCCCGGCGGATGGTGGATATAGCGGCCCGGTCGTTTTGCTTGCCAACGACGTCGTGTACCTCGAAATCGAAAACAGGGAGGCAGGGGCAACCTTGACCGCCGAAGCGAACAACAACTTTTCGTCAGGACGCCGGACATCTTTCGAGGTGGCAGCGGTTTCTCCTTTGGGAGGTTATGAGGTCAACGTAGCGGCAAGCGCTCCGAAGATGCTGCAATTCGACTACATCACCTCGCTACAAAAACTCTACAACCTCGTCTTCATCCCTGACGAGCTCAAGCCCGGACACTTTCACATTGAGACGTTCGAGGACTATATCGCAGGGGGAGAGACGAAAGACTGGACCTCGAAGGTGGACTACGGCAAAGACGTTGTCATCAAACCGACCACGGACCTACAAGCGGCTCAATATCGGTGGACGTATTCACCCGGAAAGGACTTTGTGACAAAGGCGGTGGAGGACTCTTTGGACCGCGTCTATGGTGAATATGAGGTGACGGACACGGGCAACGAGTTTGCCACGGGAGTCAACGAGGTAAAGACCAAGTTCGCCCCCTACCTCATGAGCTTGGTGCCCAACTCTCCTGCGCCTATCCTTCGCCTTATCACACAGGACGGGCAAGCGGTTAAAGACCCAGCGCCCCGCATTGCATATTGGTGCGGCATCAACGGCGAGTTTGGCGGCTTCAATCTTAAAAGGGAAAACGGAACGGACGTCAACGTTGCGGGCATCCCCGTTATGAGCAATTACAACGTCGCCCAACCCGACCCGGGAGACAACGACCTCAACTACGGGATGGAACAAGCGATGTACCCAATTTCGGCCCAACCCGCTCACACCTTGTACTTCCGATTTTGGGCCACCTACGTCTTGGAGTTGTATTCGACCGAGGCCCGCGTTTTGTCGTGCAACATGAACCTCACCGAGGCCGACTTGCAGGGGTGGTCGTTCAACGACAAGATCTATATCAAAGACACCTACTACCGCATTCTCTCGATCAGCTACGACGCGAACGCACCGGGCACGGCACAGGTGGAACTCATCCGAAAGTTGGACGACATCGAGGTGTGCGCCGATACGCCCACGGGCCTCTTGGCAAACTCCGACATCGTGACGTTCAACAACTCGTCCACGGACTACGGCTCGGAAGCGTGCTGTGTCTTGTACGGCTACGACTGGCGAATCAATCGAGTCACCTTGGACCAACGTTGCCACACCAACAACCAACAACTGAACATCTGATGAAAGACCCCCAGCATATCACCTCGGCCATCATGCTCCTACAAATGGAGAAGGTGAGGAAGCCCCTTCCGTGGTGGCTCGTCCCTCTTGACTACTTCCTCGCTGGCGCGTACTTGATCGCGTTTGCGGCGGCTTGTGTTGCACTCCTTTACCTCGTGGTGTCATGGCTATAAGCAAACAACAAATCATTCTCGAAATTGACGCGGACACTGGCGAGGTACTGAAGGCAACGAGCGACCTTCAGAAGAACATGGAGGGTGTGGCCGAAGCTGCGAACGATGCAGCCGAGGCGACGGAGAGCATCGGCACGGCGGGAGCCGACGCCGGAAGCAAACTCAAGAAGGCGGGTCAAACTGGCACCTCAGCATTTAAGGGCTTGGGTGCCGCGATCAAGGCAACCGGAATTGGGTTGCTTGTGGCATTGTTGGCCAAGCTAGTCGTAGCGTTCACCGAAAATAAAAAGGTCGCCGATGCGCTGGGTGTGGCAACGGCTGCGCTCGGTGTCATCTTCAACGGGATTGTCGATGCGGGAAGTAAGATTGCTTCAAACCTGATTGAGGCGTTTAACAATCCACAACAAGCGATCGACGGATTTAAGCAAAGATTAGAAGGCGTTGGTAATTACATCAAATTGTTGGGCTCCACAATTTTTGGCGGGTTCAAATTGCAACTCTTATCAATTAAAGAGGGCCTAATTGAGGGCGCGATTGCGGCAAAAGAATTTCTCGGAGGCGACGCAACCGAACTCCGAGAGAGCCTAAAACAGGTGCAAGAGGAACAAGAGAAAATTAGGCAAGCACAAGAAGAGAACAAAAGAGCACTTGCAGAACCTTTTGTGAATGCTGCTGAAGC